CCTGCTGTTTCGTAAGCAGGCAGTATTACTTTTTCGTCTAACTTCTTAATTTCAATTTTCATTTTGTTTCTTCCAATACTGTTTTAAGTTAAACCTAACGTGGTCTACATCCACGTTGTACCGCTGGTTTAGTTCGTCCATCATCTTCACTCGTGACTTCCTGCCGTAGTAATAAAACTTACCGCATTTAGTCATTGGCATTTTGTTTCTCCAATACAATATCAGTTAACATATCAACTACATCAATCAGTTCGTCAATAACATGGTCTGGTACGTTTGCGTTATTTTGAAAAACAACAACTTCTAAACTGGACAACATTTTAAGTATTCGCAATGCTTGTTCTTTATTCATCTTTCAATCCTTTTAAATAATAATGGGCATCCATATACAAATCATTTTCTTCTGATAGTGGTCTACCCATTGACCATGCAAATAAAACTCTTTCAAGTAGCGCAACAAGTTCATTGCGTTGACCAATAAGTTTACCTATATCTTCTTCATACAAATCATTTACCATCGGATTGCTCCTATTCTTTTTAGCACCGCATGGACTTTATCAGGGCGTTCTTTTCTAAATATATGCGTCATATTCATATCTCTAGTAAACATCGCGTATTTAAAACTGCGCCATTTCGCATCGCATGGATTGAATCCTCTTTGTCTTACTCTCATAAATCACCTCAATTACACTTCGAAAAGCCGCAACTGACGCAGGTAACACAGCCGTCCATAAGCACTAAAGATTTGGTATTACATGACGTGCATAACGCAGCATTTTTTAAACCTTCTTCACCTACTTCTTCTTTCTTAGCTTCTAAGTACGCTTGTTGATGCTCATCCACCTCAACTTTAATAACACCAATGCTTATTAAATGTTGCTCGATAACTGTTCCTATTTCTGCTACGAGTGATGGCATATACACACCGCCTTTTTTGTAATAGCCACCTTTCGGGTCAAACACATTCTTCAACTCCTCAACTAAGAACGTACTGTCACCACCTTTGCGCCATACCGCAGATACTAAGCGCGTTAATGCAAGCACCCACTGAAAATGATCCATGTTCTTTGAGTTAATAAACATCTCGTAGGGATGACGCTCGTCACCGTTAAGCACCATGTCGTTAATCGTAATATACAAAGCGTGTTCGCTTTGTGGCGTTTTTACTTTGTACGTTGTACCCGTCAAATGCGGTGGCCGAGGAAAATTCTCGTGTATCATCTCAAACACTACTTTTTCTTCTGTCTTATCAACTACTTTATAGCCAACAATTTTTTGATCTATCTTTAACATAAAGTCATCTCCCACCGTTTTGGCACAATCATATGTGTTTTTAAAAAATCTCTAAAGTGCTGGTTTTTGCGTCTGCCAATACTTGGTTTTTTTACCTGTTCAACATCTATCTTTTTTAAATTTCGACACTGGCGTGCAAAGTCTTCTTTTTTATAAAACCAATAAGACATCCCACCAATATTTCTTCTGATCCTTTTTTCTTTGCGCATTTTTAATGACACATATCGATACTCAAGCTGGTTATCAATGCAGTAATCCATCACCGTTGTTTCGTCATCATTAAAATGGATAACGCGCAGATTGCTCAATCTCAAATCATTTAGATTGCTATCGACATATTCACAAGTATCACCATCGTCTGGCCAGTAACCATGCGACATGTAAATCGCAATTTTCCATGCTGGATAAGTGCAATTAATTTCACCTCTCCGAAATGAAATTGTTGCGTGCTTTTTTTTATTTGCAAACTTAGCTGGCGAATCAGATCCACCACGATAAAAATTTCCAGTTTTTGCACTGTATCGCACAATCTGCTTAATAATCTGCAACTCTTTGTGATCCATCATCTGCCCCACTTACTACGTCAAAAAATCTTAATCTTTCTGCTGCATTTAGCCTAGAAAGAGCCTTGTATAATTTTCTGGTTTCACCATTGTGCTGGCGAATAAGTCGCTTGCAACGTACTTCAAATTGCTTTTGATTCAACTCATGCACCAATCCCAAGGTGAATACTTCACTTGTAAACTTGTCACGCAAGAATGGCGACAGGTTGATAAATATCTGACTAATGTTCATCGTTGATGCTTCACAACATTAAAGATTGGTCGTTGGATCTTGCACTGATCGCATTCTCTATACCCACGACTTTGATAAATGCGCCAGTGATCGTGCTTGCATTCGCTTTGCACTGGCGTTAATGCTTCAATCGGTTTTACTAATGGTATATCCATATTCCCGCCAAGATTAATCCCAAAACAAAGAAAATAAGTGCCGCTGCGTCATCAATTCCCATCAGCGTACTCCACCAGAAAACAGACGATCATAACCACAATGCCTGTCCAAAAAATCAATTCGCCCATTGTTCCTCCTCCTCTAATGCACGAAGCATTAATTTTAATTGCTGGATCTCTTTTAAAAGGTCTAATTTAACCTTTTTGAGTTCCTTCTTGTTTTTATGAGCCATTTGCAGGCGATTGTAAACTTCATCTTTTGTCATCTCGTCACCATCTCCCCACGAACATTGCGTTCCATCTCGTAAACACTGTAAATTTTGCCATCGTGAATAATAAATTCACCAATACTGGTTTTGATCACCTCATGGTAATGACGATGCATAGTTGCCACAGCAACAAATCCAGTCAAGCAACCAGCTACAAATGATGCGATCAAGCACCAAATTATTGCGTTGTCTTTCATTCTACCACTCCCGTTGCGCTGTCATTGCAGACAGCAGTGATAATCCGAGTTGGGCGTTTGCTAATTTGGTAAGCACCAACAGCAAACTGCCATTCCTGTTGCGCATTAGCGCATGCTTGGCGGCTATCGTAGGGAATTACACTCGTAGTGTATTCAATACGTTCATGTGTGGTTGTACGTCCTTTTTTGTCGATTGTGGTATCGACAGTTAAAAATGATAAAGTTAGTAAAAGAGTTGCGCTCATCGTCTTATGCCTCAAATTGTGTTGTTTGTTGTAGGATTTCCAGCTCTGCATGAATCTGTTTGCTGACTGTTTCAATAAACGCATCCTGTTCTTCCTTGTCTGGAATGGCGTTAGCAATAAAGCTCAAACCACGCACAATCTCTGTGCAAACAAGCGCAACATTGTGCGCTGGATCTTGTGAGTTGATTGCTTCTGCAATCATTTGTTGCACTGGGTTAATCATCTCATTGCTCTCTTAAGTAATTTTCGTAAACGGGTGTTTTCTTCCATTGCTTTGGAATGCAGTTTTGCCATCGCTAAAAAAAGCGCAAGCATAACCAAATAGGCGACATCCGAGTCGTCTAGCCACTTTATAAATTCAATCATTTTGTTAACCTCAAAAAATGCCACTTGGCTTAGCGGCTAGGTAGGAGTATTCGTTAAATCAGATCACGCAATTTGTAATCTGAGTAGAAATTATCAATGGTGGTAGCACCACGATAAATCTCAATAAAATTGTCGTCGATATGTTCTTCGACAATTTGAAGTAATCTTTGTGATGGCCTTGCTACCGGATCACCATCTTCATCAAAGATGGCAATATTTTCAATATTTATTTCACGTTCATCCTCAGCTTCGTGATGAAATGTAGCTTCTCTAAAGCTACCAGTTATTAACACTTTGACCTCAGCGGTCAACTCATAATTGTCATGCGTGACAATTTGGAATGTAACTGTTTCGTACATAATTATTTACTCCTAAATAAGTTGGGCGAACTGGGCTTTGTTTACGCCCAGTTTTTTTATATTTATGCTTCAATACCGATTGAAGCAAATTCAGCAACAACGTCTGCTGAAACATCACCAGAAGAAAGAGCGTCCTCAATACTGAGGAATGTATAAGTATTCAATAACTCTTGATTATTGGAATTTTCAAAATCAAGACCCTGTTCTAATAATGTCAGACGAGCATTATGCTCAGCCGCCATTGCTATTAAAATGGATTCGTTATTTTTTAATTTTTTTAATTTTTCTTGCATGTCGTTTACTCCGTAAATTATTTATTATTGTTTCGCCTTCTTGAAAGCGTGGTTAAATAATAGCATACCTGTTCACGAAGTAAACAATAAAATGTCATTTTTTAATATCAAATTGTTCTATTTGTTCTTTAGCATGTAAAAACCCTTTGCCAACAATGACTTGGTAGCCTATGCTTTTAAGATACTCAATAATTTTTTTTTGATCTGGACTGACAACACCGCCCTTGGTGCGCTTCATTTCCACCCAAAGTTTCCACGCAGGAATGAAAAGATCTGGTATTCCTGCCACTGTTCCTTCTACTTTCAACGCAACAGCCGCTGATTTGCTACGATGACCGCCATTCGGAATTGAATGGATAAGAACGCCATGATAAGTACGTCTAAACCACTGCACAAACAATGCTTGTTCGTAATGCTCGGACGGTATTTTTTCTTTGATAATAGTCATTAGAATGGAAGTTCCTCTATATAGTTAGGACAAGAATCTTGGGTATTTACAAAATCCTCTGGCGGATTCATATTATATTTTGAGCAAAACATCGTTTTTTTAGTGTAAAAGTCACAGGTATGACAGCACTTTGGTGGTGGCAATGCCTTCAATCTTTTATATTCAACTAGAAAATCTGGTTCTTTATACATCCCAACTCCGATTTATTACGCGATAAAATTTACCATCTTTGGTGTACTCAATTAATGATGGTGGATTAGCTGCATTTAATACATTTGAAAAATCCATCACTTCATGACAACTATAAATTTTTTCACAATTGCTTTTATTAGCTATATGAAACAATAAATCATACGCTTTGCTTCCCGCATAACCTTCATGAGTTATACACAAATACTCTGTAACTGGTATATCAGATAAAGCACCATAATAGGTCACAGCCAGCATCTCTTTTCCAGATGCCTTAGATGTATGTTTTCGCCAATTCCAGCTTGTCACTTCCATTTCTGAGCCTTCAATACCCATGATGTCATCGTTTCTAAGTTTTAATGACAATGATGCTTCTTCTGGCTCTGGAAATTTATAGCCGCACGCTGGACAAACTTTAGTTGATATAGCAACTAATTCAGCACATTCATCGCATGCTTTAACTGGTGCCTCTCCTTTACCTTCTTCTTTTTTATTTGGCGGTTTTACATTTGTAATAGGTCCGTGCGTTTCAACCACGCCAGAAAAATCTAGCACTAAACAATGATCTGTGTGTGACTTTGGACGCATACCACGACCAGCCATTTGAACATAAAGACTAGCAGACATCGTTGGGCGAAGCATTGCAATCAAGTCAATATCTGGATAATCAAACCCGGTTGTCAACACATTGGCGTTGGTTAACGCTTTAATTTTACCGGATTTGTAATCAGCAATAATTCTATCGCGTTGCGCCTGTGGCGTTTTACCTGTCACGCATTCTGCTGTAATCCCTTTGCTGATTAGCATGTCTTTTACATGCTCGGCATGATCAATACCAGCACAGAAAAACAACCAGGCTTTTCTATCGCCAGCAAGTCTAATCACTTCACTCACAACGTCTTTATTTTTATCATCAGTATCAACAGCAGCTTGCAATTCTGACTCAATAAATTCACCACCACGTTTATGCACTTCACTGGTATCAAGTTTTGTTTTTGTCACTTTAGATCTTAAAGTGCATAAAAAACCTTTGCTGATTAAATACTCAATGGTGACTGGCATCAACATGTCATCAAACAACGCTGGCTTATCTGTAATCAATCCATGATTTAAACGATATGGCGTAGCAGTCAAACCAATTACGCGCAATCGTGGATTGATTACACTCAAATCTGATAATAAATTACGATAACCGCCCTCATTTTTATGCGACACCAAATGACACTCATCAATGATGACTAAATCAATATGTCCAAGCTGATGCGCTTTATCTCTAACAGATTGAATGCCAGCAAATGTAATTGGTTCGCCAAGTTGTTTTTTTCTTAAACTTGATGAATAAATACCAAGTGGTGCATTTTGCCAATGCTCTCGCATTTTTTCAGCATTTTGTGCAATCAATTCTTTAACGTGCGTGAGCATTAACACTTTAGTTTCTGGCCATTGTTGAAGTGCATCTTTGCAAAGTGCGGCAACAATATGACTTTTTCCGGATCCTGTTGGTAGCACCATGCAAGGATTTCCTTTATGACCAGCATTAAACCAGTTGTACAGTTCATCTATAGATCGTTGTTGGTAATCTCTGAGTTTCATCCTACTATCTTCCCGTCAAATATATTTCTAAGATCAGCAATAAAAGTATCGTTACTAATGCACGCTTGTGGGTTTGCCACTATCTCTGATGACTTATAACCATTTTCACCATTGATCACGTCTACACCATCAATTACATAAACCGCATGATTGCCGTCTGGTGAATCTTTGCGTTGATAAGGTACAAGGTCTGGATGTAACACATGCGCGTCACAGCCAACTTGCTGAAATTCTACTGGGATAGCATCCGCGTCATGGCGTTCACATCGCCAAGTGCTGTCATCCATTGCAGTTGAATGCGCACAGGTTCGGCAGTTAACGTGTTTGGTTATTTTTGTTTTGTGGCAAAACTCATGCGCTGCACAAAATTTGCATTCGTACCAGCTCGGATCTGGACTAAGTGGTTCTGGCATGCGCTCTGACTTAACAATCCTGTGACCACGACTGATATATTTTTCAGCTATTTCTGGCACAAATTTGACTCGCTCTGTGTAAATACGATCATCGTTTTTACAGACAGCATAATAA